TGTTTTAAAGAAAAGCAACAACTGTTGCAAAAATAATACTTTGCCTTTAAACTTTGGTTTATGAGTCTAAAACTAACACCTCACCAAATGATTGAATTGCTTGGGGGAGTAAAAAAGGTAAGCAAAAAATTCAATATTTCCGTTCAAGCTGTGTATAAATGGCAAAGAGAAGATGAAATTCCAGCCGATAAGCTAATGATGCTTGCAGCTATGGTTGAAAAAGAGTCGCACGGCTTGGTAACTAGAAAAGATATGTTTCCTAATCATTGGTCATGGATATGGCCTGAATTGTTGCAAAAAAACAACACATGAGAATATACACACCAGGACAAATTGCTGTATTGCTAAAAATGGGTCTTGACCCTAATATTAGTTATTATTACGAACCAACATGGGTTTCTAAGAAAAAAGTAAAAAATGAGCTTAGTTCTTTAATTAATAAAATACGAAGTTGCACCAATCGAGCTTCAAAAAAACCATACAAAAAATTTGGTGCTGCTTATTTTTTCTTAGGATGCACTTATGATGTTTTTAAAGAACATATTGAAAAACAATTTACAAAAGGCATGAATTGGGAAAATCACGGGAAATGGCACATGGATCACATAGTTCCCATTTCGATCGCACAAAATGAAGAAGAATTGATTTTGTTGGCAAAATATACAAATTTAAGGCCTTTGTGGCAATCAGAAAACAATAAAAAGAAAGATAAAAGGACTTTTTTGATATGACAAGAGAACAAATGTTAATTAAGATGCTTGATCGAGCAGACCAAGAAATTAAAGACTTGCAGCATAAAACTGAATTTTTAACAAAAGAACTTGCTCAACTTAGAGAACGATTAAACTATATGGATCATCAAGTTTATGGGGGGTCAACAAAATGAAAATTCAAGTAAAAATCATTAAGGAAAACAAAGATGGATCAGCCAACGCTCAAGTTGATTTTGACAAAGATGGACTTGAAACCCTCGTCCAATGGGGACTTGTGGCTATGCTTACCAAAGCAATTGATGAATATAAAGTTAAACCCGAAGAAAATGAAACTGTTATTCAGTCAAAAAGAACTAAAAAACAGAAATAAGTAGTAAAATCTATGGACAGGCTAGGGTCATCCCCGAAAAGTCGCTTTATCACCGACCTGCCAAGTCCACCTTTAGTGATAACCTTTGATAGAGGAACAAACTGTGCATTATTATCAGCATCATATTGGTGACTTTATAAAAGACACCTCTTATCTTACCAATGAAGAAGTTGGCATCTACATGAAGCTTTTGTGGCTTTATTACGATACAGAACAGCCATTACCTAAAGATTTATTTGTTTTGTCTATGAAAGCTAATGCTAGAGAAAATGAAACGGCTGTAATTGGCATATTAAATATGTTTTTTACTGAATCTGATGATGGATGGAATCACACAAGATGTGATCAAGAAATAGCTCATTACCACGCTCAAATTGAAACAGCATCTAAAGCTGGAAAAGCATCAGCCGCTAAACGAGCGATCAACGCCCGTTTAACGAGCGTTCAACCAACCAAGAACCAAGAACCAATAACCATTAACCATAAACCAAAGATAACAACACCTGAAGGTGTTTCTGAATTTTTGTTTAAAGATTATTTAGAAGTTCGCAAGGCAAAAAAGGCCAAATGGACAGAAACCGCTTACAAGGGATTACAAAGGGAAGCTGAAAAAGCTAAAATGTCCCTTTCAGATGTTATGCAAATGTGTTGCGAAAGAGGATGGGCTGGATTTAAGGCAGATTGGGTCAAGGAAGAAGTTGCTAAACAAAAGCAATTGCCATTGGTAACAAACGACCAGATTGAAGAAGCTTATAGAATTGAGTGTGGTAAAGACCCTAAATTAGCTCGTTTTGGTAGCTATTACGAAATGAAAGACTATGTCATCAAACAAAGGGAATTGCGATCTAGAACACAAGCATAAATGCGAAGTTAGGTTTTTGTTACATTTACGCCACAAAAAAGGATTAACTTGGTTTAGGAATTACATTGCAGACAAAAACTTTAGTAAAGTAATATGGGATGACTTTTACACGCAGTACAAATTAGGAAATAAAGGGGAATGGGGATGTTGGAAAAATACATTGTTGGAGCAACAGGTTTTGGGTATTTAGTTGTTGGCCTATCACAATTAAAAAAAGGTGCAATACCTAATGCAATGATTTGGGTAGGTTATGCTTTTGCTCAAATTGGATTGTGGATGGCGCTTAAATGATTAGGTTGGCAACAGAAGAAGATGTGCCATATATTGTTTCATTGTCAAAAAAAGAATCTTTTTGTTTGGGATTTATTCCTAAAATGGCTTACACAGCAGCAATTACAGGAATTAAAACTGGCAAAAGATGGAGTCCAACTTGTAATGACAAATTATTTGTATGCGAAGAAAATAAAGACCTTGTTGGTTTTGTAATGTTTTCTTATGGAAATCCAGCAAAATGCAATCAAATTTGTATACAAGAAGATGCAAGGTTAATTGAAAGAGGCCAAGCATTATTATCTGCTGCCATTTCTCATGGGAATTTGCGTGGTATTGAAGATTTTGCTTGTGGTTGCGCTGATGACTTGCCTAGTAATTTTTTTTGGTCAAGAATGGGTTGGCAAAAAGTTGGAGAAAGATTTGGTATTAGCCATAAAAACACATGGAAACAAACAAGTAAAAGAGTAATTAACATTTACAGGTATCAGACTAGCAGTCTTTTTACAAATGACTTTGGAATGATATTGCCAAAAGAAGGTGAAATAATTGCTATATGAAAGAATATGATCCAAATGATGCGGTTCAATTTATCTATGAAAAAGCTCCTGCGTATGCGAAAGCAAAGGGCGAATTGGCGCAACTTGAAGCCTTTAAACATAGTCTTAAAGCAATTAAGATGGCGCAAGCGGATGGGGCATCCATTGCCGCAAAAGAAATGGAAGCATATAGAAGTATTGAATACCAAGAGCTATGTAAGGCTATAGGTTTAGCAACAGAACAAGCAGAAAAGTTAAAATGGCAACTTGAAGCTGCAAAGATGCGCTTTGAAGCCTGGCGCACACAAGAAGCATCAAACAGACAAATAGAAAGAATGACACAATGAAAGATTACGCAGATAACCTATTAAAACTCAACAGGCTTACCAAATCATTCTTAGATGCTGTATTGAAAAATAAAAAAACTGAAGCTTATTTAATTGCTTGTTCTATTACAGAAACAGCACAAGAACTCGAAGACTGGGCTAGTAAAAATAGTGTTCACTGAAAATGAAAAGAAGTCACTTGATAAGATTGCAAGGCTCGGATGTATTTTGTGTTCCGAAGTCCTTGGGGTTGAAGGCTCAGAGGCAGAACTCCATCATGTGCGTAGGTATGGAGCTAAACGGGCTACATCCCCTATCTTGCCACTTTGCCCTATCCACCATAGGTCAAACGATGGGCTTCACGGATTGGGTGTCAAGGGTTTTGAGCGTAAATACTCAATTACCTGTGAGGAGTTGTTGGAGCGAGTCAATCAGAAACTTGGAAAAGGAAATGAAGAATGAGTTGGACTAATGAAGCACAAAAAAAAGTTACAGATCAATATCGTGATAACTGGGATGCTATTTTTAAAGCTCCAAAGGATCAAAGCCCAATTCAGACGAGATATGGTGCGCTCTATTACGGAACTCCTTATCATGGTGTGTCCACTTGTCAGTCTTGTGTCGGCTCATGTGTATGCACTCATGACAAAGCACCCTAATAACAGTATCTAAATGACCACACCTAGCAGATGAAATAGTTATAACGTGTTCGTACTTTTCCCCATCATCATATAAATAACTTCCCATTACCGCTTGATTTTGGTCAACAATAAAGCATATTTCTTCTGGTAACGGCATATTCCAGCGTGTAAATGGTCTGCAGCAATAAATTGCCGAATATAAGTTACGAAGGATTGATGGTGTTAACTTCATACTCTTTGAATTTTGCCACGGAAGTCTATTTCATCTTCACCGCATACACGAATAATCTCAGGTTGAAGCATTTTTTTGCGATCAAACGATAACATTACAAATCCGCTATTCCAGTCTTTAGGAGTATCTTCTGTGTACGCAAACTGTTGCCCCATAGGGTCAGCTAAAGTACCTGTCTGGACACCCCATCGTGTGCCGTTGTAATCATTAAATGGAATAGAAGAAAGCACATGAGTATGCCCAGTAATCATATTTACGCCAGCATTGACTGCGTTGTTTCTACCGCCTGTCCAGCCACCTTTCCAACGATGTTTAATGCAAGTATCTTCATTTACCCAAAATGACCAACAAGGCTGCCACATAGGAAAATAGTCTTTAAGGTTAGTGCCACGCACACCTTCAAACGATGGAAGATTAGCAATAATTGACATTTCTAAGCGTTGGTCGTGATTTCCCATAGGCCAAAACAACTTAGCACCTTTGGCTACCGCTTCAATTTCGCCCAAATAATACTGACAAGCATCTAATTCTTCTTTAACTGTAGGAATCTTGTTCCAATCTTGGCGTGGAAAACGGCTTAAATTAGCCCCATCCAGCGCATCTCCATTACAGACTATAGCGGTAGGCTTAAACTCTTTAATCATCTCTAAAAGTGCTTTAAACGCTGTGGTGGTATCGTCAGGCCAAAAGTGTGCATCACTAAATACAATTACTCGACCTTTTTCAATATCCATGCCTCTGCGAGTATGACCAGGCGTTTGCTCAATTTTTTTAGCATATGCTGGATTTTGACTTGCAAATGTATCTAATGTTATGCCAAGCTTGTTTTCTAGCGTTCTTCTTCTAGCCATTACATTACGAATGGCAATATTGTTTATTTTTGCAAATTCTGTGGGGCTGCCAATTTTATTCCAAGATTCTATCCATTGTTCATCAGTTAAATGATAACCAGCCATATAAGCCCCTTTTGATGTAAAGTAATGAAACACTATCACATAATTATATATAATCAATGACTTATGCTAAAAGAGTTGACTCAAATCATTCAATTGTTGTTAAAACACTACGGGATTTGGGGTGTTCAGTATTTGATACTAGCCGTGTTGCTGGTGGTTTCCCTGATTTGGTCGTAAGTTTTAAAAATGGTAAAACAGTATTGGTTGAAGTAAAAAGAGATGCCAAAGCTCCTTATACAAAATCTCAGGTTGAATTTTTAAAAAACTGGCAAGGCAAAGTTTGCAGAATTCATGATATTGAAGGCGCAATTAATCTCGTAAAAACTCTTGAAAAAGAGTAAAATAGTATTATTATTCGTAGTGTATTAACCCCATCTTAAAGGAAAAATCATGGGAATCATGGATTCAATGAAGGGCACTAAAGGCGCATCAGGTGAAAAGTTACCTAAAGGCGTTAATGCTTCTGATATGTCTGGCGAGCGCAAGCAAAAGCTAATTGGTGGCGTTGCTATGGGCAAAATGGATGCAATGGGTTCACGCCCTTTGAGCCACGCTGGCAACTTTGAAGGCAAACTAGGCGAGTTGAATGACGGCAATATGGGTGAGCGTGAATGCTATTCCCATAAGCGCACTCCACACGCACAAGACGAGAAGTAATAAAACTACAGCCCATAGCTCTCGGTAAAGGGCTACAGGCTGTATAACCACAATAACTAGGTAGAGTTAGCATGGCTAATGTAATTATAACTAAAAATTACCTTCACGAGCTATTTCAGTATCGTGAGGGTAAATTGTATTGGAAAGTTGCTTTAACTGTTGATAAAAAATCAGTTCTTATAGGTTATTTTGGGGATTTAGATTTAGCTGGATTGGTAGCAAAAGAAGCAAGAATCAAACATCACGGGGAGTTTGCAAGACATGAGTAATGAAAGCTATAATTGGAAGCCAATGGCTGATAAGATAATTGTCAAGCCAGATGTTCGTGTTTTAAGCGAAGTCATTATTGTAAAAAATAAAGAAGCGGAGAACATGGGAACAGTTGTTGCTGTAGGGCCTGGCAAGAAATTGTCATCCGTAAAACGAGAAGAAATGCCTATTGAAGTAGGTCAAAGAGTTCGTTTTGGCACTATGAATGACGATCCGAAAGAGGAATATTTGAAGTTTACGCCTGTGATTCACAATGGTGAGAAATGTTTAATAATGAGTTGGCAAGACATTTGCTGGTCTGAATAGGGGGAAATATGATTAAATGGATTAAAAGCTTATTTGCAAAAGAAATGCCTAAAGCAGAGTTGCCTTGGCCGTTTCCTGTTGAAGTTGTTGTAAAAAAACCACAGTTGAAAAAAGCAACCACGAGAAAGAAGAAAGAAATGGCTACTAAACCAGGTCTATACGCCAACATCCATGCCAAACAAGAGCGTATCAAGAAAGAAAAGACAGAAGGCAAACCTGTAGAAAAGATGCGTAAGCCTGGCACTAAAGGTGCGCCTACAGCTAAAGCATTTAAAGAATCTGCAAAAACAGCGAAAGGTAAATAATGCCATTAAAAAAATCAACCAGCGCCAAAGCGTTCAAAGAAAACATTAAGACAGAAGTAAAAGCAGGTAAACCAGTAAAACAAGCTGTGGCGATTGCATACAGCGAAAAAAGAGAAGCAGCTAAGAAAGGCAAAAAGAAATGAGCATTGAACAAAAAGTAATTAATTTCACATTAGATCAGATTAATGAACTATTAACAGAACTAGGCAAATTGCCTTATATCCATTCTGCTCATCTAATTGCAGGTATTAAACAGATTGCTGAACCACAGTTTGCAGCTAGTGTTGCAGAAAAACAACAGTCTGAAGATACTCCTAAAGAACCTGATACATCGTTATCATAGTGTTGTAAAAAAACCACATAATCAATAACATGGAAATTGAGTCAAAAAAAGTAGGTGCGCCTCTTGGTAATAAGAACAATACCAAGAATAAGCTGTTCTTTGATCAGATTAAAAGGCATTTGACTCAAAATCCACAGAAATTAGAAAAGATTGTTGAAACGCTTGTTGACTCTGCTCAAGATGGCGAAGCATGGGCAGTAAAAGAGATTATGGACAGAGTTGATGGCAAAGCGCATCAATCTACAAGCATTGAAGATGCAGACGGAAACAATCTTCTGCAAGCTATCGAAGTCAGGTTTGTAAAGCCAAGTGAGTGAAATATCTCAAGACATTAGGGAAGCTGTTAGTGCGGTTGATTTTCCAATCAAGCTACAGATGCTTTTCGATCCATGCAGATATAAGGTTCTTTATGGTGGTCGTGGCGGGGCTAAATCTTGGGGGATTGCTCGTGCTTTACTGGTTATTGGGGTAAAGAAGCCA